ATCGTGCTCGACGGCCCCGGCGTGCTGGAGGCCAAGGTCACCAAGACCTACCCGGAAGACACGCCCGACCTAGCCCGTGGCCCCATCCAGCTCCAGGGCCAGCTCCTGGTCACCGGCTACAAGTGGGGTGCAGTGTGCGTGCTGTACCAAGGCATTGAGATGCGGGTGTTCCTGTTCGCTCGCCATGACTACACCCAGAACCAGATCATTAAGTCGGTCAACGATTTTGAGAGCAGGCTGGAGACCTACCGCCACACGGGCGGCATTGAGTGGTACGAACCCGAGACCAGCGAAGACATGGACAGGGTTTACCCTACGCCCGTCGAGAGCAAGGAGGTTGAACTGCCAGAGGCCGCGGCCACCTGGGCGCAGAAGATCCTGGATGCCAAGGCCGCCATGCGTGATGCCAAGGATGACATCGAAGAGGCCGAGCTGGAGCTGAAAAAATTACTCAAGCAGGCACAGACCGGCAGGGCTGGCAACCTGCTGATCCAGTGGCCCATGCGCCACTACTCTGCCCAGGCCGAGCGCCTTGTGCCCGCTAAGGAGGCATACAGCACCCGTCAATCCACGCTGAAGATCAAGGAGATCAAATGACACAGCTCACCGTTACCCGCCAGGGCTTTGCCCCGGCCACCATCACCGAGGCCATGGAGTTCAGCAAGATGCTGGCTGACAGCTCCATGGTGCCCCGTGCCTACCAAGGCAAGCCGCAGGACATCATGGTGTGCGTGCAATGGGGCTATGAGATTGGCCTTGCCCCCATGCAGGCGCTGCAGAACATCGCCGTCATCAACGGCAAGCCTTCGGTCTACGGGGATGCAGCCATGGCCCTGGTGCAGGCCAGCCCCGTCTGCGAGGGGGTCGAGGAGTACATGGAAGGCGAGGGCACGACCAACCCGGTGGCCGTCTGCGTTGCCCACCGCAAGGGACGCAAGCCAGTGACCGCCCGGTTCAGCGTCGAGGATGCCAAGCGGGCAGGTCTGTGGGGCAAACAAGGCCCCTGGCAGGCCTACCCCAAACGGATGCTGGCCATGCGTGCCCGTGGCTTTGCCCTGCGGGATGCCTTCCCGGATGTGCTCAAGGGCCTGATCACCGCAGAGGAGGCGCAGGACTTCCCGGATGAAGCCAAGCCCAAGGCAGCACGCAACCCGCTGGATGCCCTGGCCCCGCCCGCAGCGCCCGAGGTGCTCGTCGAGGTGGTGCAGGTAGTTCAGGAGCCTGAGCCTGTCGAGCTGGTCGAGGAGGTGGTCGAGGTGGCCGAGGTTGTCGAGGTAGTGGAGGCCGAGCCCCAGGCTGGCGGCTTTGCCATCATGGTGCCGGGTAAGGATCAGCCGTTCAGCACGCACCAGACCCTGGAGCAGTGGGCCGAGGCGTATGAGGCGCTGGCTGAGAAGATGGCCAACACCGCAAAGCTGCCAGCACGGGAGCGCATGACCAAGCTGCGAGAGCTGAAGGAATTGAACCAAGAAACGCTGGAAAAAATCGACAGCGTGACCCGGATCAAGCACACAGCGTCATACCAAAAGCGCATCCGTGCGCTCGGCGCAGCACAGTGAAAAAAGCCCCGGCACTAGGCCGGGGCAATCATGGGCGGGGTTACCGGGAGATACGGGCCGCTGGTTCCATGATCATGCAAGCACCTCAAGCGCGTGCGTGATGTGCTTGATACGGTCATCCAGGCCGATCACACCGCCATTGATCTTTTTGGTCATGGCGGTGTAGTCTTTTGCATCGGCCTCTTTGTTCAGGCTGCGCTTGTTCCAGTACCAACCAGCCGTCAGGGCAGCGTACTTGGGCACCAGCACATAGTCAGGGGAGTGGATGAAGTCCATGCTCAGGGCATCGGAGGCCAGCATATAGTTGTCCTTGCCCGTGAGCTGGATCAGGCCACGGCCATGGTACAGCCAGCCGTCGCCAGTCTCCTCTGGGCCATTGCCCATGCGGCCACCATAGACCTTGTTGGCAATCTTCTCAGGGTTGCGGTGGTAGGGCTTGGCAGCCTCCAGCGTAGGAAAGCGGCTGGGCCACACCTTCATCAGCGATTCAGCCGAATAATTCAGGTTCTCTTCTAGTGTCTTGAAGTTGCCAGATTCGTGGGCGCACTGGCCAATGAAGGCAGCCTGCCGCTCAGGGGTGTTGATCTCGTAGCGGTGAAAGACCTCTTCCAGAGGTTCGACCCAGTCAACGCTAATCTTGAGTTTGGAGAGGGTGTTTGCAAGGCTCATCATTTGATTGCAGGTGATTTAGAAAGAAGATCAGTCTTGGCCTGAGAGCCAGCGCTAGAACCAAAATAATACGCAATGATTCCAGTCCAAGCAGTGCCAAGCGAGCCCAGCATCATCAGGATAGCAGGATTGTTGGAGTCCACCTTGCCTAGCAGCATCATCACCAGAATGCCAAAGAAGCCGACGGTGACAATCGCAGCCAGCGCCGGGGGGACGATGGAGCGGGTGGTGGCCTGCATCTCGCGGGCTGACTTCCTGTCATCCACCTCCAGCTTGGCAAAGTTAAGCCCCAGATCCTGCGCCTGCTTTTGCAGTTCAATCTCAGCAATCTTGACCTGAGCGATCTGCTCTGCGGTTAGCTTGTTGTCTTTGATCAGGTCGCTGACCTTGTCCTCATCAACTCCGATTGCTTTAGAGATGGCAGAGACTGCCATGCCAGCGAGTGGGCCTCCCAGCGCAGTAGCGACAGTGGGTGCAATTTGCTTGAGCCATTCCATTACTGTTTACTCCTTGACAACATGGTTGCTGCGATTTGCAGAAGGACGCGGTACGCATCGACATCTGGCGGTTCTTCTTTCCATCCCACGGTGATCTGGCCGACCAGCTTGCCCGGCTCCGGCGGTACGCCAACGCGACACCCGTAGGTCATACCTTTTTCCATGTACCACAATCCGATCTCGCTTTGCGCCGTCTTGTAATGGCCGCATGGAATCTCGCCCGCCATCAGCGCCACGACATCCCTGTTGTTGGCAATGTTGGATGTGAACAGACCGACATCCAGACCCTCGTGCTCCTTCTCGCGCCCTTGTTTCGTATATGCGCGATGCAGTACGCGAGTTCCGAACATCGGATTGACCTTGAAGATCGCCACAACCTGCGCGTCGGTGTTCTTAAACAGGTGCGCCGCAACGTCCTCTACCCTGTCTTCTGCAATGGCCGGTAACTTCTTCTGCTCTTTGTACGCGCCAAGTAGAAACGCTTGGTTCTGCCAGATGAAGTAACCAGTGAACGCAAAGATTGCCATCAAGAGAATGGCAAACAACTTGAACGGAGAATCGACGTATCCAAGAACCTTTTCAATTAGGCTGTTGTGATTGATCTTTTCGTCGCTCACGACATTGCCTGCCTGATGATGAAGATGATGATCACGCCAATGATGATGACGGCAATGCCACCGCCGATAATCTGGGCGGCCAGCAGACGCTGGGCCACCACTCGCTTGCGCTCAATCTTGGCAGCACGCTCTTCCTTCTCGCGGGCCTGCTTGATCTTCATGCGCTCCTTGAGCATCTGCTCCCACAGCTCAGGGTAGCCGCCATAGACTAATTGATGTTTAAGCTGCTCCTCGGCCTCGCGCAAGGCGCTGGCCTGCATGACAATCTCCATGGCTTTCCCCGTGTCACTCTGGCCCTTCTTGCCCGCATCGTTAGCGGCCTTTTGGACGGCATCCTTGGCATCAAAGAACTTGCCAAACTCGCCGACAAGGCCGTTGATGTCCTTGCCCAGCTTGATGGCTTTTTGAATGCCCGCCACCGCTGCCTGGGCCGTGGCAAATGCGGTGATGGGGTCGATCATGTCAGCTCCCCTTGAAGTGGCCCGCCGCCCAGGTGATCACGCCACCGACCATGCTGGCAATCGCCATGCCCATCCAGAAGCCGCCCTTGCCTTTGTTGGCAAGCGCGATCAACTCTTCAAGCTGGTGCTCCATCTTGTCAATTTTCTTGTCCATGTTCTGGACGCGCTCCCACAGCACGCCGTACTTGACGGGGTCGATCTCTTCCACGGCTGACTCCTTTACTTAGGCCAGGTCAGTTGCAATGCAGCGAGCTGCTCCACAGTCGTGCAAGCCTTGATCGCCGTCTCGTTCGCATCCGATGCGGCGCGGATAGCAGCGCGTGCAGCCAGCGTGTCAGCGTCTACAGCCTTCACGCCTTCAGCAGCACGCGTTACCTTCCAGTCGGTAGCCGACAGCAGAGAGCCCGCAGTAGCCTTGACTTGGGCGACGAATTGAGACTTCAGGCCTTTGGTAACCACGCGCTCGGTGGTGTCCACCATCGTCTGGGTTTGCGCGTCGTAGACCTTGACGAACAGCGGATTGCCCTGCTCGTCCGATTCCTCGCGGTCTTCCAGCAGCTTAGGATTGCCGGGGCTCCAGAAGAATCTGTCGTCATACGGCTCGGGATCAGCCACCTCGGTTATGCCAATGGCAGCACGCTCTGCGGGGCTGGCAAGGCGCAGCCAGTTGGCGGGGTACTGGATGCCGTCGTGAGTGAACGGCACATCTAGGCCGAGGGGTTTTGAATCGAGTAGGAACATTAGTTACCTCGCTAGTGCGTACTTAAAGGGGTTCTCGGCGAAGGCCGCGAAAATGTAGGTTCCGCTGTTGGTGTTAAACGCATTACCTGTTGCTCGAATTTTGAATCCGTTTGATAGTAAATCTACCGGGTCTTCAGCGGCTTCAGAGTTAGATAAATTTGGGAGCAAGGCTAATGCGGCAGGGTTGTATGGACTTCGTGATGTGTCAAAAATAATCCAATTACTTCCTGAACCATCTGTACGATGAGTCAAAATAAACTTGGGTCTGAACCCCGTGAACACAAATGGCCCATCCGTGCTGCCGTTGCCGGTGTAGCTGCCGAACTTGCTGAAGCCTGCGACCTCGGCGAAGAGGTAGGCGACGTAGTTGTTTGACGATAGATTTACGTCACCACTGGTGCCAACAGTGAAATTGGCCGAGTTCGGCTCGGTGTTGTTCCAGTAGGTTGACGATGTTCCGGCGGCTCCAGTTGAGTTGAGTTGGAGATATTTGGTTGCACCAGAACCTAAACTGCCGTGATAGACAGCCCAGTTGTAGGCGTTGCTGCGGTTCTTGATGATCATCATGGACGGATACACACCCAGCGAGTGCGCCACCGTCCGGTTCGCACCCGTGCCCGTATACGTCACAATGTCAAAGCCGGGGGTCGCGCCTTCTTTCCACTGCCAGGCGACGTAGGTTTGCCCACTGCTGTTCCAGTAAGCGGCCGGAATAGACGGGTCAGTTCCGGCAGTAG